CGTAGCCGCCGGATGTGGTGCTGTCGAGTCAAGTAAAAGAAAAGTGACGAAGATGCTTTAATGGCAAAAGATCCAAAAATAGGAACAGGTAAAAAACCAAAAGGTTCAGACAGAAGATTATATACAGATGAAAATCCAAAAGATACTGTTAGAATTAAATACGCAACGGTTAAAGATGCACAAGATACTGTTAGAAAAGTTAAAAATATTAAAAAACCTTATGCCAGAAAAATACAAATTTTGACAGTTATGGAACAAAGAGCTAAAGTAGCAGGTAAAAAACAACAAGCGAGTATTGCTAAAAGAGCAAAACAGTTTCTTAGAAATAAGCACAAAAAAACTGGATAGATAAAATGGCTGTACGAAAAACAAAAGAAGGTTTAGCATTAAAACGTTGGTTTAAGGAAGATTGGAAAGATGTCAAAACGGGGAAGGCGTGTGGCCGTCGCAAGGGTGAAAAACGGGGTACTCCATATTGTCGCCCCTCTAAGAGAATCAGTTCTAAAACTCCCAAAACAGCCTCAGAACTTACAGCCTCAGAAAAAAGAAGTAGGATTAGACAAAAAAACAGGCTTGGACAACCAGCAGGAAAACCCAGAAGAGTAAAATCAGTAAAAAGGAGAAAAAAATCATGATGGGAAGAATGAAAACTAAAGGTATGAAAAATGGTGGTAAGGTTATGACCAAAGGCTATCGTAATGGTGGTAAGGTTATGACCAAAGGTGGAAAAGCAGGTGGTGCTAAAAAAATGACAATAGCACAACTTAGAGCTATGGCTAGAAAAATGGGATATAAAGTATCTAAAGCTTAATGTCCTATTTAATAAGCAACATTCCACACTTTAAGTGTTGGGTGCGAAAAGAGTTTACGTGTAATCACCAAAGATATCATGGAGAGTTTCTTCATGGTTTAGCTATTGCAGTAAATACAATACCAGATAGATGTTTAAGTTTTCAGATTGTTTTTACAGGATGCGAACCAGATGGAGAACCAGAGGATACAGTTCATGGAGGAGCTATGTGGGCAAGAATGCCAATTACTGCTTTAGTTGCCGACATTCCTTTAGAAGAATGGCCTATTATGATGGAAACACATTTAGTTCAACCTTGGGATTGTAGTTCACACAATCACTCTGTTATTAATATGGAAAGAGTGAGTTCTTCTCCTTGGTTATGTAAAATTGATGGTGAATTTTATCAAGGTAAGTATCTTTTTACTGTAGATTACACAGAAAGTCATATCGCAGATGATCCTGCACAACACAAGCAAAGTCATGTGTTGCAGTTAACAGATGCAGGAGAGTGGACAGGAAATATTGTAGCTTTACCTAACAATAGAGTTAGAGCGACAAGTCCTGCTTTATGGGAAACAGGAGAAGGTGCTCCCGATTTTAAACCTAGTCAACACCTTCATGCTGCAGAAATCCATAATAGTTATCTTGACCCAAGAATAACTTTTGATAATCTATACGCAGAAGAGGAGAATGAATCATGAAGAAAATACCAGACGATAACCCTGGACTTAAAAAACTTGCTAAAGAAAGACCTGATGTTGTTAAAAAAATGGGTTATTCTAATACAGGTTTTAAAAATGGAGGAGCGGTTATGATTAAAACAAATCAAAAACCGCATATAGGATAAATGCCTAGAAAAAAGAAAAGTCCTGCTTGGACAAGAAAAGAAGGTAAAAACCCTAAAGGTGGATTAAACGCCAAGGGTAGAGCTTCTTATAATAGAGCTACTGGTGGTAATTTAAAACCACCCGCTCCCAAGCCAAAAACGAAAAAAGACGCAGCAAGAAGAAAGTCTTTTTGTGCGAGAATGAAGGGTATGAAAAAGAAATTAACTAGTGCAAAAACAAGAAGAGATCCAAATAGCAGAATAAATAAGTCATTAAGAGCTTGGAATTGTTAAAATGGATGTTGTAATTTTTTCAAAAGCATTATATAAGAAGATAGAACAACGTGAAGAAGACATTTCTACGTTGTTAATTAGTGGTGGCGTACAAAATCATGAGCAGTATCGCCAATTAGTAGGAGAGGCACAAGGACTCTCTTTTGCTAAAGAAGAAATCAAGTCCTTGCTGGAGAGAAACGCTGACTATGACGAAGACACTTTACGTTCCTGATCATGTAGCGCAAAAAGTAAAAGAAGAAAAGGCTAAGTCCTCTGACTTAAACAATGCTTACATAGATCCTAATAACAAAGTTTTAGATCCCACTTTATTAGAAAAACCTTTACTTGAAAGACTTCCTCAACCTACAGGTTGGAGATTATTAGTTATGCCTTATCAAGGAAAGGCTACTACTGAAAAAGGATTGCATATACCAGATCACATTAGAGAAAGAGAAGCTTTAGCTACTGTTGTTGCTTATGTGTTGAAAATTGGTCCACTAGCTTATCAAGATCCAAATAAGTTTGGAGATAATCCAAAACCTTGGTGTAAAGAGGGTGAGTGGGTCTGTATAGGTAGATATGCAGGATCTAGATTTAGAATAGAGGGTGGAGAAGTTCGCATCTTAAATGATGATGAAGTGATCGCTACTATTCTTGAACCAGATGATATTAAGCACGTTTGAGGTAAAAAATGGCAGAAGAAAAAGTAGAAACTATAGAAAAAGAAGAAGAGGGTCAAGAAGTTGAAGTCAAGTTGGAAAGCCCTAGTAAGATGGATGGGAATACAACAGATAATTCTTCCACTGAAACTGAAGTGGTGGTTTCAGAAGAGAAGAAAGAATCTGAAGAAGAATTAGATGACTATAGTAAAAGAGTTCAAAAACGTATAAAAACTCTTACAGAAAAGTATAGAACAGAAGAAAGAAATAAAGACGAAGCTCTTCGATTTGCAGAAACAGTAAAAAATGAAAATGATCAGCTAAAGCATAGATTAAATAATTTAGATACTGGTTATTTAAATGAATATGGCACTAGATTAGAATCTCAATTATCAAGTGCAAAACAACTCTACAAAGAAGCACATGAAGCAGGTGATGTAGAGAAAATGTTTAAAGCACAAGAAGCTTTATCAAAGATATCGATAGAACAGGAAAGATATCGATTAGCTAAACAAAGACAAGAACAAAATAAAGTTCAAGTTGAGCAACCACAGGCTCAACCACAACCACAACCACAACCACAACCACAACCACAGGCTCAAAAACCAGATCCAAAAGCAGAAAAATGGGCAGAAAAAAATGAATGGTTTGGGCAAGATGAGGTTATGACATATGCAGCCTTTGGCATTCATCGTAAATTAGTCGAAGAAGAAGGATTTGACCCGCAGAGCGATGAGTACTATAATGAGGTTGATTCGAGAATTCGTACTGAGTTTCCACACAAGTTTAACTCGGCTCGGAAAAACGGGGGAAGTACCAGAGTCGCTTCTGCTGATACTTCTGCATCCCGCACAAATAAATCAGGGCGCAGGACCGTCAAGCTATCTCCTTCGCAGATTGCGATAGCAAAAAAGCTTGGTGTTCCTCTTGAAGAATACGCCAAATATGTAAAGGATTGAGGAACATGGCAGATAGAACAGATAGGTCAACACAAACTAGAGAAAAAACCTCTAGAAGAAAACCTTGGACACCACCCAATCGATTAGATGCTCCTGCACCTAAAGATGGGTATAGACATAGATGGATAAGAACTCAACTAAGAGGAGATGACGATAACATGAATGTTCATGCAAAATTGCGTGAAGGTTGGGAACCCGTTAGATCTGATGAGTATCCAAATCATGACTATGCTACCATTGAAGATGGTAAACACGCAGGGGTGATTGGAACAGGTGGCCTAATGCTTGCAAGAATACCTGACGAAACAGCAGAGGAAAGAAACGCATACTACCGGGATCGTACCCGTGACCAGATGAAAGCTGTTGACCAGGACTTAATGAAGGAACAGCATCCTTCAATGCCTATTGAAAATAGTAGGCAAAGTCGTGTAACTTTCGGAGGACGAGGACGTGACTCCGAATAAATGTAAACCATAGAAGAAAAGGAGTTATCCAATGGCAAATGCTAGTGGTGCTTTCGGACTTAGACCTATAGCGAAAATGGGGTCTGGTTCTAATTCTACAGGTTCATCTGGGTACACAAAATATGAGATTGCTAATGGCAACACAAATGTCATCTATCAAGGCTCTCCTGTAATACCTCTAAGCACAGGCTTTATTGATATAGTCGGTGCAGCAGCAGGTGGCACAGTAGGTCTAGTAGGTGTATTTTATGGTTGTGAATTTGTCTCATCTGTAACTGGTGAACTTACATTTTCAAATCATTGGCCCGGATCTGGAGCAGATTCAAATCATCCAGTAAAGGCTATCGTGTATGATGATCCTATGCAATTATTTGTAATATCATCAGACGCTTCGTTAACCAGTGAAGCAACGCTTCGTGGTCATGTTTTTGCTAATGCTAATTTTTCATCTGGAACATCTGGTTCAACAACAACTGGAATGTCTTCAGCTGCTTTAGCAGTTAGCACTATTGCTACTACGAATACTTTAAATCTACGTATTATGGGTTGGCAAGATGATCCAGAAAATGCTGATTTTAGTGCAGCTGGTATCCCTTTAATTGTTCGTTTAAACAACCACTTCAATAGTCCAAACGGTGCTATTGCTGGTGGCACTGTTTCTACGACCGGCGTGTAAGGAGGGTATAGATAATGGCTATTTCTCGCGCACAACTCGCAAAAGAGCTTGAGCCAGGTCTTAATGCTCTTTTTGGTTTAGAGTACGATAGGTACGAAAACCAGCATGCTGAAATCTTCACAACCGAAACTTCAGATCGAGCATTTGAA